GTTCCACCACTCTTTGTTCCACCACTCGTTGTTCCACCACTCGTTGTTCCACCACTCGTTGTTCCACCCTGACCTGGATCTCCTCCTTCAAATTGATTTACATAATTTCCTTCAGGAGTAGTTCCAAAACCAGGCGGAGTCGCGCTACCACCATCGTTACCATTATTATTACTTTTAGTATCGGTTTTAATATCTACAATGTTATCTGTCGTATCAGTAATATTTGTAAAATTGTTTTTAGCTATTGCTATATTTCTTAATTTAGAAATATTAGTACTTGTTATTCCGTATTTACTTTCAATGTCTTCTTCAGTAACAGTTCCATCAATTATTCCTTGTATATCTGTATCACTTATGCCTTTTTTACCTAGTGTTTCTGATATTGTATCAGTTCTTTTATCAAAAGTTTTATCGTCCATATGATACGCATTGTACCCAGCCATAATTCCTTCTGGTGTATTATACTGTCCACCTTGTCCTACTACAATTTGACCAATGTCATTTACCATAACACCTTGAGCGCCTAATTCATTTTCCATTATTGCTCTTCTGTTTACAGGCAATAGACCTGATGCAAAATCTGCAAATTTTGAAAGTGTGCCTATACCAGGTATAAAACCTATTCCTTTTGAGATAAGTTGTGATATTTTTGAAGGAGCTGGTTCATCTAATCCATAATCCTCTGGATACATTCCCATGTGTTTCATTGCTGCAGTGTTAGTGCTGTAAAGAGGTTTTGAATCGCCGGGTAAAGTTCTTCCAACATAGGATAATTCATTACCGTATCTTGCATCTTGCAAAGCGTTCATGTTAGGATTCATGTTTGTTATTGTATTGGGGTCTGCATTGTAAACACTAAAACCATCCCCACCACTACCAGCAAAAGCATTTGTATTTGTTATACCCCCACTTACAGGTGGTGCCGCTGGTGCAGTAGGTATTTCAAAAGGGTTTTGTAAATATTGTTGTTGAGGAATATATTTAAAACCTGCGTCTCGTATTTCTTGGTCTGTAGCCATTACTCTGACGCTGCTCCTAATGGTGGCATTGCTGCTACTTTAATTTTTAATGATCTTGTCACGTGTTCTCTTTGTGTTGCTGTCTCTGCATTGTTAATATCATCTTCAGCTTCTTTATCAGAATTATACTCATGATTTGTTTGTATATTTCTTAATACTACCTCAGTTTCACATTTTACAACAGGTACTTTTTTACCATTTATTATTGTGTATGCTACTGATCCTTCTTCTTTAAACGACATATTTTCTCCTTATTCTCGGTTGATTTCTAATATTGCAACTGTACCCTCTATATCATTTGCACTGGCTGCTTGTACTCTAAGTATATCATTTTCTTCTAAAACAATAGAGCCATCTGATACAGATTGAGAATTAGATGCATTAATAGTATGTTTTGCAAAAGTAAATTGAGTGGTAACAGAACTGTCATAAATATGTGCTTGGACAACAACATTACCAGCGCCTATGTTTGCCATATGTATATTTTGTATAATTGCTCTTGAGTTTGATGGAACCGTATATACATCTGTTGCATTCGTAGTTGTTAAATCAAACTGTGCGTTTTTATAAATATTAGCCATTAATTACTACTCCCTGAAGATTTAAACCAAGTAAATCTTTCAGTTTCTTGTTTAAGTTCATTTAAAAATGTAGAATTTAATTGTTCTGTAATTAAAGAAATAGCTCTATTAATTTGTTTTTGGTTAGAGACATCATATTCTTCTTTAGGTTCGGGTAATCTTACTACTATTTTAGCCATTATCTTCTACCATCCGCTTGAATATCAATTCTTAAAGTTCCAAATCTCCAAGACTCACTAACATCTGTATTTTCTATTTTAATATTAACAAATCTACCTCTGGCTCTTGTATCTTTTTTATCAGTGCTAGAGTTAATTGTAAAGGGACTTAAAGCTGTTGTTGCCTCTGATTGTTGTGGATAACGTTTAACAGCAAGAGTTACTTTTGCATTACCTTGTAAGTCTTTAAAGTCTGGTACAAACCTTCTCATAGCTAAAAAATTTTCTCCAGCAATTGTAGGACCACTTGATTTACCTTGTGCATTTTGTTGTCTTGATTGTATATCAAAATCGTATGATTTTACAAATGAGGTAACGGTTGTTGTACTACCATCTGCATTAACTTGATCAGTTCCAACTTCATGTTCAAATAAAGTTGTTTGACCTAAACCATCTTCACCAATAATTTCGGGAAAACTACCTGATGCGGAAGAGTTAAATTTAGTTGCAAAAGGTTTTGGATAAACAGTTGAATCTATCCAAGAAGTTCTAGCTTCTGTTCCAATGTACCAAACACCACCTTTCATTGGTTGACCATAATTAAATACAACATATTGATCATTATAATCAGAACTAGTTGATGGATAATACCAAACAACTTCTGTAAATAAATTGTTAATACCTGCTGCTACTTGTTGGCCTTTTGTAGTATCTGCTTGGTCATAAACATAATCTTCAACACTACATGGTAGTGATTTAACTGTACCATCAAACATAAAGAAACCATTATTAGACATCCAAAATGCAACACCATCTATTTCAATCGCTGCATTTTTACCAATCAATCCACAGTTAGTACCTACTTGCTCGAATCCAAAAGTAAAAGGTGCACCAATAAATTTCATTGTATACAAAGCGTTATCAGTCCAAACTAAAATAGATTCTTTTGCTTTTAATGAACCTATAATTTTTGTACCATCTTGCAATCGTTGTGAACCAGCTGAGTTAATAGCTGTTGGTGTATAATCATTTATATCTTCTTGATCAGAAAATCTTATAAACATATTATCTTGTGTTGATGTATCTCCAATAGTTGTTTCTGTACCTAAATGAATTAAGTGACGTGTTGTAGGTGATACTAGTGTAACTCTTGTAGCTGTTGGGTTAGCTGATGTAGAAAAACCAGATGTGGTTGTTGATGCACGTGTTGTTAGTCTTGCAGCATCTCCAGCATTCCATGTAAATGTTTTACCATTAGCAATTGTTGCAACTAACACTTGACCAAAATTACTTAGCGACCAAAGTCCAGGTTCAAGAGATACTTCAGATGCTGAAGCAGCTTCCCCCCAATCAACAAAATCTGCAGCGTTAGTTACAGTTGCACCACTTGAGTGTGCAGCTCTTGTTGAACCATCTACAGCTCTTGTAATACTTGTTAAGTTATTTGTTGATATACCTGTGTAAGAAATTAATTCTGTACCTATTTGTATTCTACCTGCTGTAGGAAAACCTGTAGCAGAAGTTAAAGCTATATTAGATCCTGAAGTACCACTAGTATTATCCCCTAAAGTTCCGTTCAATGTATTTGTTAAAGCACTTGAAACTACACCATCCCATTCTGATATACCCCAACCATATCCATAAGATTGTGCAGCAGGGCCGACAGGTTCATACGGAATAACAGAACACGCGCCACCTCCAGCAGCACCTGTTGTAGTTTGTGTTCCAGTTACAATTGCAATTAAAGATGAAGTTACTTTTGTTACTTGAAATAATTTATCTTCAAATGCAGCATCAGTTAAACCAATACTACTTGGTACAGTTACATTATCTAATAAAATTATATCACCTGATTGTAAATTGTGTGCTGAAGAAAATGTTAATGAAACTTCTTGAGTTGCATCTGCAGCAGACATAACAACACTTGCAATCGTAGATTTTACAGGAGTAATATCATACAACTGTCCTTCAAAATATATAAGTAAAAACTTATCAGTTCCTATTGCAACATAACGGTTACCTTCCAGATCTACAAAAGCAAACTCACGTCTTGCAACACTAGCAATAGTATCTGTAACTAATGATGACCAACCACCAACTTTCTCTGGTAGTCCATATCTAAATCTTGTATTATCACAATCAACCCATCTATTTTCTGCACCTGATGTAGTATCTTGTTTGTCTATTCCTGGTAGGACTTTAAAATCAATTAGAGCCATGGTCCATGCTCCTATATATTATCTTTATAGATCCAGCCTCTAGTTGCATTAACATACACTAAAGTAAAGGCAGAACCATTGACACTTACTACTAAATCTGAAGCGGCACCTAAAATATTAGAACTGTTTCTACCGATTGTTAAATTGTTAGATCCAAAACCATTTCCACTATCTATAAAAGTTACTTCATTTCCTATTGCAGGTGAAGCTGGTAATGTTACTGTAACCGGAGCATTTAAGCCTCCACCAGTACCTGTTGTATTAATTAATAATTGATCGCCATTAACTGCAGTGTAAGCTGCAGGTATTGTATAATAACCTTTAGTTATTGGACCAGAACTTATGTTAGTTCCGTCTGAATATAAAATCATTTTAGCACCTACGGGAATAGTCACACCTGTTCCTGAAACTGTTTTAACTGTTAAAGTAAAAGTAGTTGTAGAAGGGTTTCTTGTAGTTGCATCTTCTACTATAAAAACTCTTTCAGCAGAGTCTGGCATAGTAACTGTTCTGTTAGCTGCTAGTGTTCCTGTAAATTTGTAGTATAAATTTTTACCGTTTGACACAGCATAAGTTGAAAGTGCTAAAGCTAAATCAGATGATGCAATACTTTGAGTAAAGTATCCTGATGCTGCTTGTTCTAAAATCTGTAAGTTTGTATTAGTAATAGTTCCCCATGTACCAGATTTTTCACCTGTTGTTATGAGTTCTAATTTTAAATCTGTTGATGTACTTGATGCCATAATTTTCCTTATGCGTCAGGGTCTATCGGGACCCAAACTTGATTAACCCCTGGGGGTATTGGATTCCATGTTATAGCACTTACAGGGTTAGTTGCAAGATTAAATTGTTGTCCTGTAATATTTACCGTAACTGTAATATCTGCTATTGCATTACCAATTGCAATATT